TATCATAGTCGTATTAAGTTGTAAGAAATGCCAATTCCAAAACCGGGATAAAATTGATTTGCTGCAGGAGCATAATAATATCCGGCCTGGATGCCTAATCCAAATCTTTTCGGCCTTACATCAATTCTTTTTTTGAAGTGTTCAACACCATTAATTTTCATATTATTATCCGGAGACGAAATATCTATATAAGTATTTTCTTTTCCTAAAAGCCACTTTCGGTCCTGATACTTTACAACATCTACGATTGCATTGTATTTGTACTTAATCGTACTGTCCAACGTGTTAGAAACAATCTGCATGTATTTGTTTTCATAGAATACCCGATCTTTTTCTCGCTGATCCTTAGATGCTTTCAACTGCCCCTCCAGATTAAACTTAGCACGGGTTAATTCATCAATTTTTTCAGTTGCAATATTTAATGCAGGAGCTAAAGTATCCTGAACATAAGTCATGTATTTCTCAGTTACGTAATTATTAATAACTTCTCCTTCTTTTTGCTTGAAGTTTCCATGCAATGTGCTGTCAACACGGTTCATCCAGGTGTGTAACATTGTGCTATCTCGTTTCCTATTATATTCATCGGCAATCCTATCATTTTTAGATGGGATAAACCAGCCTTTGAAAAGGTTTGCGACTAAAACGATAACCGCTAAAACCAAAATCGTAATTACTAGGTTCTTTTTCATTTCGCTTTGTTTAAAAGTGTCTTAGCCTGTTCCTGCGTTTTTTCACGTAAAGTACTATCGGCTTTTTTAATCGTTTCTTTCTCTATATATCCGGCTTTCGTTAGAAGCTGATCTTTCAGGGCGTCCTTTTCGCCTCTTTCCTTTTCGTACAACTCCTTCCAATACTGCTCAGCATCACTATTTTTATTCATATTAATGAAATAGGTAATCCAGAACATAAGAAAGAAAACCGCAGCAACGAAAGCAAGAGGATTCCTAGTGATAAGCTGCTGAAATCGCCCGATTTGATTTGTATTTGGATTCGCCATTTCATTTTATTGGGTTTAATATTACTTTTCGCTTGCGTAAATCCAAATATTTCTAATAACAGGCTTTACACACAACCTATATCCAAAATCATTTGGATGAAGCCCGTCCATTGTAGTAATGGACAACGTTTCATCAGTTATTTCACTTTGTCGAAATTGATCAACAAAACGCCATCCATTTAATGAGCAAATAGTCATTATTGCCTTTTCGTAGTCTGCCAAAGTATGTCCCGCCGTATTAGTTGATGTTGATGTGTAGCCACCATTGTTCCGCCTAAGCGCATTAAAAGCGATAACAGGGGCGTTAGGGGTAAGTGACTGCACTTTATTAAAGAAAGCCTTCAAAGCTCCGTAATATGTCAAAATACCTGTCGCATTATTATAATCGTTAATCGTTCCGATAGGAATATTTCTTTTGAAATCGTTCGTGATAGTATCCAGCGTCCAAAACGCATCTGATGTATCGGTCCAAGTTCCAAACATACTGGCAATAGAAGCAGTATCACTTTCAGTTAAACCGCCTAATGAATATCCTGAATAAGCATATTTATTATAACTATTAAATTGGAAAATTCTTTTTACAAGCGTTTGTATCCCAATTGCTACGTTTGAAGTTCCAGAGTATACATTCCCATCTTGCCACCATATCGAATGACCGACGCAATTCCAGGTTTTGTTTACTTTAATTTTCGAATCGCTTGATCCTATTACCTCTTTTCCTTTATCGGTTAAAGAAATTTGGTCTTCAAAAGAGTTGAATTCAAAAAACGCATCTATATAAGCCTGTGACGTAGCAAATGTTGTTCCGTCTAAATTATTCACAGTTGTAATATATGGTTGACCGTACCCATTTGCTGCAGTTCTTGCTGTAGCAGGTGAAACTCTCTTGTAAGCCCAAGGGTTGTTCATTAGTACCTGAATCCACATTTCACCAGAATAACTTATCTTAGTGTCAAATTGCAACACATTACTAACTTGTACGCCAGCACTTGCGGAAAATGTTTGTCTCTTTTTTGCAATCAACGTCCCTCCAACTGTCTTACCTTGAAATAACCTAACTTCAATTTGCGTAATGGGAGTCGCTGCATTTTGAGCAAAAGAAACTGTTATTTTATCAAATGTTTTTGGGACTATTCCAATTGAAGCTGATAAACCATGAACTGTTCCGACTCCAGAATTTGAAATAGAACCTGTAGCAGTTGGTTGTTTTACAGCTGTTTCAACTTGACCTTGAGTAAATAAAGCATCTTGAACGGAAACTCTATCTCCAACATATTCTGAAACACTTTTCCCGGTTTCTGCTTTGTTTATTGATGCAGGATCTAAATTACCAGCATTATAATCAGTGGATGGTAAATCAGTAACTTCTTTTTTTGAAACTCCATTTGTTACCCAAATTTGAACAATTTTCTGATTTAAGTCTGAAGTAGTTACTACTATAGGGTTATTACTTGCGTCTTTGAAGTTTGTATAGGTGCCATCCGTTTTTACGTCCCATTTTTCAAATAAATCTGGATCTCCTGCCGCCCAGGGTGTGGGGGAACTTACGGGAGTAGCCTCCCCTTTTACTCCTGAAATAACAGAATTTTTAAGTAATGAATATTCTGTTTTAACCATATTATTATCGCCTCCCGCAGTTAGAAGGTATTGTGGATCATTATCTGTTCCTAACTCTTGAACAGTTTTTATAATTAATAAATTAGGATCAATTGCCATTGTTATTCTGTTTTTATTACTGTATTGTTTTCATCTCCATAAATAGTATCCTTCTGCTCACCCAGTAAATAAATCTTATCGGTGCTTTCTTCAGGCTTACCAAATCCTAATAACGTCGCGCTAAACGATATGAATTCTCCCGCCGTATCTGTGTCTGAAATTGTTGTTATATGCGCTTTTCCTGAGTCAACATACCACCCAGATAATGTTTTACGCATCCATTCAATCAACACTCTATTTCTTTTATATGATCGTAATTCCCGATAAGAAATAATATTATTACCACTATCTACATCATCCTTGATCATCATTCCTGATAACTCGATTGAGTAACTTTGATTGGTGATATAATCTGTATTCCATCCGGCATTATCCCGGGTGGTTGTTTTTATCGTTTCTGAATTTTCGTTAATAGGACTGGCAGTAAGGCACGCGACCGGCACCCAAGTATTATTCTTTTTAATATAAAAAAGGTTCTCTTCTCCTTTAATCTGCTCCATCATACCCTTTTCTCTAATATAGTGAAAATCAACTATACAATTGTAACTTTTGTCTCATTTCCGTAGTTATATTGTTTATCAACCTTAAAATCTTTCTCATCTAAATAAACAGATGAAAACTCCTTGCTCGATAGTTTTAAAATTCCCGTGCTCGTGTCAAATGAATATGCTGTCGGTTGAAATTTTTTACCAGGAATATTTGCAAAAGAAATTAAACTTATGAAAGGTATATACCCATAAACATCTCCTTCAAATATCATCATAGGCCGAGGCGATAAACGAAGATTGTCTTCAGCGTTTATTTCTAACAATTCTTTAAATGTAGATCCGGCTCCGGGTTCATCAACCCTATACCAATTACTAGTAGGTGTATCAGCGTCTATTTTGTAAATAGTTCCCACAAACAAATCAGATACTGAATCTCCATTATATAGTGTTATATTAGGTTTTGTAACGGTTGATATTTTCTTAGTTCTACTAGCTGTATACTCTCTTCCTTTAATATTTCCTGAATCATTTGGCGCGACTTGTACAGAATATAATTTGAAATCCCCAGCACCTAATGGATGTTTATCTCTAAAAATATTTAGTTCTAATGTTCCTGATGTTGGAGCTTGCACAACTAATTCATATGTAGCATCACCTAATCCTTTACATATTTTTTCACCACCTGGATAATATCCTTCGAATGAGTAGTTTGCTACAAAATTAATATATCCTGAACCCTGCCATCCACCACTTTCTATATTAAAGTATTGTCCACCTACCGCAATTGAAAACCTTAGACCTACGGAATTTATATTTTCATTAGCAAACTGTACAGTCAACTTTATGACCGCCCCCCCATTAATATCAATCGATTGGTTTAATTTCAAAATAAATGATTCGCCACTGCCAGTAAAAGTTTTAGATGTTAGCCCAGATCCATTAGGCAACCTATTAACCATTCCATCATCATTAACCACTATCCATCCCGGTATGTCTAATCCACCACCTGAAAGCTTCAATTCTCCATTTCTGAAAACAGAATTTGCATTTCCATATTGATATGTTACTCGATAGGCCTGTACACTTGCTGCAATACTTTTTTTCTGGTTTGCATTGCAGTGAAATACATTAAAATAATCAATATGACTACCAATTTCTATGGCTGGATAAATTGAAAATGTTGTATCATAAATGCCATCAATATATTTATTGAAAACAGTATTTGTAACCAAATCAATTGACCTATTTATATACCACTCACCGTTATGTTGAAATAAGGACGCATTAAATAACTGTAGTATAGATTTTAATACACTTTCACAATCCATAGGATCTGAGATGCTTTGAGAATACCTTTGAGTGTTTAAGTAAAATGTTTCAAATGTATTATAACTTCCAGGAGAGCCTTCATAGAACACGCTGCAGTTTACATTTATTGGCAAATCAAGGCCAGATTTTTTAAGGCAGCTTACAATAACATCGAAAGCCGTGTATAGTCCGGAGAAAGAAATTCCATTTTCGTTAGAGAAAGACATATTCTTTAACGTAGAAAGTCCATCAAAAGCATCAATTGATAATTCCCATTTGTCATAAACATAATCTTCAAATATTCCATCCGGTTTAAGAAATCCAATAAAAATGACTTGCCCATTTCTTTTTAAATATACCTTGAAATTTTTTTCATCTTCAGAGTATAAATCTTGTAAAGAAATTGATTGATCAGCCATTAAATTAAGGCTTAAACTTGATGCTATGATAGGCTGGAAATGATCTGGCTTATCTTGATATTTAATTTCACACCTCCCTTCTATTTGAATTGGATCTCCTTTATATTGATTTTCATGGATTTCACAAACATACAAATCATTTGATGACTTGTTTTCCAGGTAATATTTTAATTTATATTCAACCGGCGGATCAACAGTTCCTCCTCCCTCACTGATTACTTTTAGATAAATAGGTATGTTTTTCTCTTCCGATGTTGCATTAGTTAATATTAAAGAATATTCATAATCGCCGGGTGTTAAGTCGAATTCACTCTCATCAATTGAAATAGTAACAAGGCGTGGACGGTCCTCTACTTCAATAAATACAGGAGGTGTAAAATTGAAAAAACTATATGCATTATAATATACCTTATAATCATCTAATGGCTCATCTACAACGAATAATGAAACCGAAAATATATTATCTCCACTTAACTCATGTGTCGCAGTATTATAAACAAGTGACAACGAGCTTTTATTTGTATTTATTACACTAACCTGCATTTAATCTACTATTACTGTTATTAGCTCTATTTAAAACTCCAACTAAATCTGAACCCGAAATCCTAAATACAACCTCTCCTCCATTCGATCCAGAAGAGAAATTAGAAGAATATGTATTACTTGAATAATTTGCACCGGTTCCTGTTGAAACAGATCCTCCAGAATTCATTCCTGATTTAGCTTTAGAACCAATTGCACTGCCCGCTATAGATAACGCAGCTCCAACCCCTATGGCTGCAATACCAGCAGCTATTGCTTGAAAACCTCCCGTTTTTATTATTTCATCAAGAGTTCCCTTCATTATTGCCAATGTTCCATATTTTATTAACATACTTCCCATGTCTGATAAAAAACTACCGAACATCTTTAATAAGCCATTTCCCAGCGCGCCAATAACATCACCTCCGGAGCCTATCGCATCTCCAATCGAAGTAAGCATTTCAGTAATGCCATTTGATATGGATGAACTAAGCAAATTGTCAAAATCTTTACGCATTTGCTCTGCCATCTTTTTAAGTTCCTCTGCCTTAACTTTAGCACTATCAATACCTAAACCTATATTTTTAGGCAACATTAAAAAAGAACTTCCTATCTGATTGATGAAAATAGGCACATCAACACTTAACTTTTCTAAATTGGTGACTATTGCATTTTTAAAGTTTTCGACTTTACCGATAGAACTACCTAAAGAATCAATATTTTTTACAATACTATCAAACGGATTAACATTGCTTCCCAAAGTAAAATCAAACCCTGCAGCAGCAGAATTTATTTGATTGAGTTCATTTGTGAAATCCTCTCTGAATGCTTTAAAGTCTGATATACCGGACGGAGGCTTAACTTCTAATAAAGATATTTGTGCTAGTAGCTGTTCTAATTGTTCTTTAGCCTCTTGAAGGTTTAATGTTACACCAGTAAAATAAGGTTGACCTTTTTTATTAGTTTCCTTTCCAAACTTATCCAGACCTCTTATTTTAACAATATCATTTACAGATGTGTCTATTGCTTTTTTTAATAAATCAGCTCTTTGTTGCAACTCTGCAATTGAACCTTTTGAAAATATTTCTGCCAATTGTTTCTCTGCCTCCTTTTTTACTTTTGGAAGTCCAGGTAAAAAATTATTTGGCGCTGCTACATCTAGGTTTTTAATATCATCTACTCCTCTATTTAAAATGTCTAAAATCGGTTTGTCTTCTATCTTCCCTGCTCTTAATTCCGAAGTAAATGAGTTTAGTAAGTTCTTTGCTGCTCTTTTTGCAATAGCTTTAATCTCTTTGTCATCTTGAAATGCTGAATTAGCAAAAGGGTTTGCAATCCCTCCTAACAATTTTTCAGTAGTAGTTAAAGCATTTTCAAAATCTTTAATATAGCCCCTCATTGCCTCAGAATTATTAGTTTTCTGAATTTGAAATAAAGCGGTTAATTTTTTTCTTACCTCAACTTCTCTCTTAAGTCTATCCTCGGACCTTGTGTCCAATTCTTTTTGTGCAGCACGCGCTAGTGATGCATTAACTATAGCAGTTTTAAGTTTTTTATATTGTCCAGCTGCTTGACCCGCTAAAATGGCCTCATTACTTAGATTGCCAAAGTAAAATGGATATTCTTTCTGAATTTGATCAACCGCAGCGTTTCTTTCCTCAATAGCCAGCTTATGATCTTGAGTTTTTTTGTATAAAGCTTCTAAATTTGCAATCTCTACCCTGGCACTTGACCTCGCTTCTGACAATGACTCGTTCCACCTGTCTAATCTATCATTAGCTGTTTCAATTGATGATTTGTATAATCCCACAGCTGTAACCAACGACAATATAGCCGCCCCAGCTGCTAAATAAGGATTAGTCAACATCGCCGTATTGAATGCGATAACAGCCGCCCTAACCGCTGTAAATCCGCTAACTAATGTTGGTAGGAATGCTAAAATTCCACCTATTCCTAATAAAACAGGTCCAGTAGCCGCAGCTAAGCCAATAAATATTAACGATAATTCTTGAACCGGTTTACTTAAACTTTCAAATTTAGAAATGGCCTTATCGATGAAATCAGTAAGCTTATTTATTATACCAGAAATATCAAAGTTTTTATCAATCAATTCCCCAATTCTCGCAAGATTCTGCTGCATTGAATCTTTTAAATTTTCAAATGCATTTTTGACACCTCCCGAAACTCTAGGCAACTTTCCTAAGCCCTCAACTATAACATCCATTACCTGTTTTGAGCTTATCTTAAGCTTTTGAAGGTCTTCTGTTCTTGATGTACCAAATGCCGCTTTTAATAATGTGGCAACCTGTGGCAAGGCATCCTTGATGATGTTTAAATCCTCTCCTAAAGGAAAGTCTGTATTTGCTAATTGTTGAACACCATATATAGCCCTCTCAAATTCTACACGACCTTTTCCGACCGTAGCAATTGCATTTCCAAATTCGCTAAGTATTTTTTCCGCATTTCCTGCAGAATAACCAATTGCCTGAAGACCTACCGATCCTTTAGCTGCTTCTTTTAATCCAAGCCCAGGCAATTTAGCAATCTCTCTTAAGTCATCCATTTGCTTAACAGCATACGATGCAGATCCCGCCACCGCTTCAATACCTAATTCAAGAGCTTGCAAATCCCCATATGCTTTGATTGAAGCTGCTCCTAGTCCTAAAATTGGAGTAGTAACATACAGAGTAAGTTTTTGACCTACATCTGATAATTTATCACCAACCTCTCCTATTTTTTCAATGTTTTTATTGAAATCAGAAAGAAGTCTTTGTGCCTCATTTAATCCGTTTCTTAAGCCGTCAATTGACGCCCCTATTATTACCTGTAAGTTGTCCGCCATTTACCACTTCATTTATCGCCTTCATTAATAAATCCTTTCCTCTATCGGTAATTCCGCCACCTTTCTTAGTTATTCCACTATATATAGGGAAGAATTTCTCTTTTGATACTTTTTTGGTATCTATCGCTCCAGTTGCAGCTAAAGCATAGTAAGATACATCTCTAGTATGCTCCCACTTTACTTTGTTTTCTCGATCAAACCCTAGCCTTCTTAACTGAAATTCCCTCCAAGTCATATCTTCAACATATTCCAAGGAGGGGCATTTTAATTCTACCAACGCAAAGGATAGTATATCATGATCAAAGTTTATTTTTTCACTGGAGCCTTCTTCTTTCCCTCTAATTCAGTTTTTTGCTCCGTTGTGATTGATGCTGTAAATGCTTCAATAAACTTCACTAACTGCGGTGATGTCAACCCTCCGTCTTCATCAATCATATCCTCTACCTGATCTATTGTATAATTAAAATCGGCAGTACCTTTTTTTAATGAATTGTACATTAGTGGAGCAGCAACCAACGGAAGATTTTTAGCAAACAACTGAAAGAACTCCTGAAGTTCTAATTCAAGGTGTTTGACTGTATTTCCAATTACTGCTAATCCAAATTTAGCTTTGAATTCTTTACCTTCAAATGTTAAAATAGTATGATTCATGATTATACGTGTAAATCTGTGTTAGAAATTTCTCCACTACCTTGAATTGTTCCTGAGAATGTAATTTCACCTTCAACTGGAGCTGATCTAGATAGATCACTTAAAAAACCTTTACCAAATTTTGTTTCCTTGGTATCATCTGCCATCGTTGTTTCTATTTTCCAGTAAATATGTTTTTTAGTTTTATAAGCGTCCATCATAATAGCAGAAACAGCATCATAACTTGCCAATAACCCATCTACTTCCATTGCTACAGCATCAAATGTTATCTGATAACTGTACCCATTATATGTCTTATCCGGTGACAGATTACATTTAGTCTTTGTTCCGTCATTTAATTCTACGGTTTCCGATAATTCATTTGTTGTCAGACACCCTACCGGAAAGTAGTTTGCCGCAACTGCTTCTCCTGCTGCATCTTTAATAGGACCATAAATGAAAAGAATTTCATTGGCCCCAAGTAATGTTTGATTACCTGCCATCTTCTTTAAGTTTTAATGAATATTTAATTATTTTTCTGTAAATCGTTTCCGTTGTAGTTGATTGATTGAGATCTAATGGAAATGAAATATTGAAGTATTGAACAATAAAATTTTCTACTGTAATTTTATCAGTTCGTTGTAGAATTTCTTCAATAATATCATCAAGTAATACCCTGCTTCCAACATTTCCCTTATATCGAGTAATAACGTCAATATTAATTTCTCTCATCTTATCAACAGAACATTTTGTATTCCATTGATCTGATCCACTTTGAGTGGAAAGAACTATTAAAACATTGTCATTATTAGGAGTGGTAGTATCGTATAGTTTAACGGGAATTCCGTTCACTACCATATTTGAAAGTGTTTGATAAAAATATTTTCTAATCCACTTATCCGGATTCTTCATAACTCCAACCTCATTATCTCTAATATAATGAATTAAAACTAATTACGGAATAGGTAAACAAAAAAAACACCTTTATTTAAGGTGTTTTAAATTCTGGCATTAAATTCTCTTTTTAATTGATCTAAAGCATTCCTCAAATCCTGAAGGTATCTATTCCTACCTTCTATGAAAGCTGGATAAAAATAAGGGTGTGGATGCATTTGTCCCCGCCCATTAATATAGAATTGCCATGCGATATTTTTCCATTCTTCTGCAACCTCAACATATGTTCCTGTGCCAAATTCAATATAAGCACCCATAGGCACCTGATTTACTGAAATAATTGATTTAAATCCGTTTTCGTCAGATCTAGCATTTATTGATTGTCCAATTGTTCCGGTTTCATCAACATCTGAATAGGCAGATAGATTTTGAGCCGCCTTAGTGGCTATTTCTTGTCCATTAACTGCTGTTATTTGTCGAATCCTCGTTTTACCCTTAGTTCCAAACTGATTTAGTTTAGCTAAAGTTTCCCTTACTCCTTCAACTCTCATCACAAAATAAATTTAATTCCATTTGCTCAAGCCTTCTATGTTCAGTCCCCTTAATGAAATATTCTTTACCTTGATATTTAACAAAGTGATTCTCAGAATATATTATTTCATTTTTTTTATCTCTTACAGAAAAAATAACCGGGTTTTTAAAATCCTGAATTCCATAATTTACAAAACGGCTCCCGGCATTAGTCGTTATTTTAGCCCAGACTTTTTCCACAAATACATCTGAAGGTAAATTACCTCCAAAATCATCAGGAACGTGTGTTTTGTTCCATATTTCAATTAATCGATTATATTCCCTTGCTAACATGCGATAAAACGTCTATTTGTGTCTATGACCTGTTTTACATTTTCAGGCAAAAGTGTAGTATTTATATTCTTCTCTGCTTCATAATACCAAACCTTTATCATTTGAAGTGCACAATCAATAAGTTCTGAAGGTGCATTTTCTTTCGAAGTATATCCAACATTTACCGTGATAGAATCAATTCCGCAAAACCTGACAAAGCCAGGATAATACAAAGGCACTTCATTATCCGGAAAAGTAGTTGTATTAATTGGATGATCATAAATGTTAATATATCCAGTATAGTCTTTGTTATATGTTTTGTCTTGTGATTTAAAAATATGTTGTGTTTGCTTCTCGATGTAACCAAACGCAGAATTAATCATTCGACTAACATCATTATCGTCTTCTGAGAAATCATCCAAGCGCAAATATTTCTTAGTTTCCTCCAGTGATAAAATATGTTCGTAATTATTCGCCATTAATTTTGGTTTAATTTATCGTAATCAACTGCGTTTTTCCAATCTGGTTCATAGCTTCCTTCCTTACAAGGAATTTCTTTGACTAATTGCCCAGTAATTATCAGGTAGTGATAATTTTCTTTATCAATAATATCCTGAGCCAGTTCCCACGTTGGCGCCTCAATCCTCATTCCATCAATCCAAACCAATTCTTTAGTATGTTGATTGACAACCTGCATTTGTGTACAGAAAAAAGGCATTAATCAGTTTTTTTTGTTTCAATAATTTCTGATCCTGCCTTCGTGACCTTTTTCTTTTTATCTGTTGGAATCGACACCTTTTCTTGTGACTTACCGTCAATCCAAACTGCAACTCTTTTATTTACTGCAGCCTTATTTCTTTCTGCTCCTAAATCGAGTTCTGTTCCAACTTCATACATTACCATGTGGTTATCTCTATCCGACACAGGCTGAATAATTCTTATCCTCATCTTATTTCTTTTTAGGTTTATATCTAATATAGTGATTTTCAGTTTTATTTCAAATAAAAACCACACCCTTTACAGGATGTGGAAAATAATAAACTATGCAAAAAGTATTAAACTGTTTCTGGTTTATTGATTGCTGTAATTGCTGCAGCAAATGTTCCTTGCAAGAATGCAGGGATGTGATGCTTTTTGATATAGTGTACAGCTCTCATTTCGGCAAGGATGGTCACTAAGTTTTTAGTAAAGTCATCATTTTCATAACCTAAGTTAATATTGATTTCTTCACGAATTCTTAGGTTAGATTTTGTAAAATCACCAATCAAGAAAGATCCTTCCTCGATAGCTTCATTTTCAATTACTAAAATACCGGCAATTCTTTGCCCGTCAGCAGTAACAAATGGAGGTAAAATATAATGCCCATCAGTACCTTTTTCAAGATCCATCAAAGCAGCATCCATTGGACTAATCACAATGTAATTAGGATTAAATCTATTTTTCTTAACCAATGCTACTGCGGTTCTTAAAACATCCAGCCTGTTAGCATTGAAAACAGCTGTAGCGAATGAGGTTCCAGTTACGTTGAATGTTGGGGCATACTGAAGAATACCTTTAAGGTTTTGACCCACTCCATCCCCGTCAGAAATTTGCTCATCAAGTTTGATTTCAATAGCTTCCCTTAAGTCTGTGTTAATCTCAGATCTTAAGAAGTCTAGATCATCCAGGGCTTCCTTAGAAATCTTAACAAAGGCTGTTATTTTTTTAACATCAGCACTCTCTTCTGTATACGTCCAGCTGATTTGAGATTTTTTAGCACCTTCCGCCGTCATCCCAGCTGTTCCTTCCTGAGCCTCCTTGTTTACCCACGTAACTTTATTACCTCTGATTGTTGAAACATTTACGATATTTCTAAACAATGGCATCCTTTGGGGAGCTGCGGAAATAACACGATCTATTTCGGTTGTTAATGCGTTACCGGCATAACTACCCAAAACCATTGTTGCAGGTGCTTTCACCTCAAATGGTACGGATGAAGCTCTGTTATTTTTTAATTCAGCAATAGCATCTTGAACGGCTTTTTCTTCGAATTTTGCCTTTACTTCTTCGTCCATTGTTTTTACAATCCCCTTTACGGATCCGGACTTCTGAAGTTTAATATCCAGCTTATCTAAATGATCCTGCATCTTTTCCAAAGACTCTTTGACTTCTTGGGAATTATCCGCAGATTTTAAGCCTTCTTCTATTTGTTTTTGGAAATCTGCCATCTTTTGGTCAATTGCTTCTTTTACCTGCTTTGCCGTATTTTCGCCCGCAGATTTTTCAAATTCTGAGACTTGTTTTTTAATTGCGTCAAGCCCATCCTGCATTTTTGTTTCTAATTCTGTCATTTACTTGATTTTAAAATTTAACATTGTATTAAATAACGGCTCATAAGTTTTCAATTGAGTGTCTGCGGACGGCTCATTTTTACTTTGAGTGTTTTCGGTTTTACCTAATTCGTAAGATTGTAGTTGTAATTGCTTAAGGGCTATTTCAAGAATGGAAAAAGTATCATCTGTAAGATTACCATTTTTAAGCATCTTAACGATTTTACCAACCATTTCACTGTTCTCAGCCATAGTTGACTTTATTCCTTCCAATTTTGCTAATGGATTAGCAGCTAACGTAACTGCGGAAAATTCAAACAACTTAACTTCTTGTAGAATTCTTTTATTTCTCTCATCAACTGATTTAATTGTAGAATACCCAATGCTATGTTCATCAACTAAACCCTCCTCATAAAGTAATATAAGATCATCCCCATAAGACAACCCTTCTGGAATTTTGGCTTCAAACTTAAGCCCATAATTATCTTCGTGAAGCTTTACATTCTTACTACCTTTATCAATTGGTTTTTCCCAATTGTGCTGGTATAAGAAGTATATGTCATTTAAACGTTCATTGATTGATTTCGTGAAAGCACCTTTTACTATAACATCGCTGTCATAGTCAGTGTTATTAAAAACTGAAGCGTATCCAGTAACCGTGCGAGTCTTTCTGTCTACATCTTTAACTCCTCCACTTTTAACACTTTTGAATTCTAAAATCCCCTTCATTTTTCCTCGTCATTATCTCTAATATAGTGATTATATTTTGATTATGTATAACTATTGTTGTAAATTTACCTTATGAACGTTCAAGACACATTACCAAAAGAAATTCAGGGAAAGCTAAATATTTACTTTGATCCTATTATTAATAGTTATCATACTTCTTTTTATTCATCCAAGAATGAACGATTGATCGGATACTTATTTTCAGATCTACCACACATAAAAATGATTGCAGTTGAAGTAGAAAAATTTATTAATGGAAAGAGATACAACTGCTACACAAAAATTTCTTATTCATTGGTTACAGATACAGATTTAGCCATTGACTTTATAGTTAGTGAAACTAATAATAGCTTGAATAAAGCCTACTTAAGTAACAATCAGAACTAATCAATAAAAGACAATTTAATGGATGCAAAGGATTTAAGAATTGGGAATTTAATTACAAGACATGATTTAGGAACTAGCGAACCTAGGATTGAAACTATCATTGAATTAAGAAAGGATAAAGTTTTTACTTCAGGTCCTGTAACTGTAATTTGTGACTATGAAGATCTTAATCCTGTTCCTATAACCGATGAATGGCTTCTAAAGTTAGGTTTTACTCAGGACGGTGACGAATATTCAAAAGACAATTTTATTGTAAGACTAAATCGAAGAGATTTAGTCATTGAAGGTTTTGAATACGACTACAACGGTATTGTAATTTCTACAGAATACTTTTATGTTCACGATTTGCAAAACCTTTACTTTGTTATAAAAAGGCAAGAATTAATCCGTAAAAATTAATCCTCCGTTTTCGTCTCGTTTAGCTTCATAACCAAAAGTACATCTACAGTTGACTGTTTCTTTTGCCGTCCCGTTTTCTCTATCTCCTGGATATTTCATTTTTACACCGCCCACAGAAAACATTTTATCTTGATCTACTTTTTGCCCATTTGCATGAACATGGGATGACCTTTCTCGCCCATCATTTCTGCCTATCCATATTTTTTGCATCAAAACACCAGAAGTCTGCCCGGCTATTTCTTTGGCTGAATTCATAGCAAATCCGGTTTCGGTTCTTGCGATTCTCATTGCCTGCCAAAGATAGAAATCACGTTTGTTTACAGTTTTGTAAATACGATCTCGCATTTGTTCTACCGTTTCATTTTCGTAAGTTCCTTTGCTTATTTCTGCTACTACAGCAGCTGTCATTGTTTCTGAAAGGCTACGAATTAAAGTCCCTCCGAATTTTGCGTAGTATTGAATTAAAAACTGCTGAAATGCTTCATTAAAGAATGGTAACGGTCTCCATTTCTTTAATTGAATAGGGTTTTCTTTTCTAAGCTGTTTAGCGATGAATGTACCGTAAGCCTTGCCAATTGTGTAATCAACTTTATAGATAGTCTCTTTAAGACTTTCTTCATCGATGTTTAATACAATTACATACTTAGCATTGTCAAACGTCAAATTATCAAACTTTAAGCCCCTTAATTGCTTACGAAATTCTGCAATAATTAACTTTAACGCTTTGGCCTCGTAAGCATTGAAATGTTGAATATATGAATTGTAAACCTGATCAGACATTTTTTAAGTATTCGTAAGATTTTTGTACATCTGAAGCAGTAATTCCAACCTCATCAATACGTTTTAAGCCTGAATTGATCCAAACTGAATCCATTCCATCATCTGCAAGAGTTTCATACTTTAAAGCCGTTCTTTTTTCGTTTGGTGTTAATGGCGCTCGGTCCATCCAGTCAATCATTGCTTTGTAATCCTCCTGCATTTCCGGAAGCTCGGTTATATCATGTTCTAAAACAGCGTTTTCATAGCCTTTAAACTTTCGAATGAACCTCTCTGTCATTGCTTGATCAAATAGTATAAGATCAGGCTGTATATTATCAGTCACTACGCGTTTTCGCTCTTCTTTCTGTTTATCATACTTGCCACCCTCATCATTATTCAATAAAGCATCCGACCAACCTAAGACATTACATATCTGTTTTTGATCATATTTAAGATAATCGAAAGGCAACATATCCTTTGTATCTACTGATAGTTTAGTAAATTCAATTGGAACGGATAACCCGGCAATCTTAGCTAATCTTCCAGAATCTTTATCCATGTCAACAAGTCGCTGCTTTAATTGCATTGCTTGCTCTGGAGTCATTGCGCTATCTTTACCTGAAAAGAACCCAAATACTCCACTGTTTTTAAGTGTCTTGACATTATTAGTTAATGCTTCATTGGACGACTCTATATTTCGTAATAAAGCTTTAATAGGTGACAATCCGTATAGGTGTCCACCTTGCATATCGAAAAATGGGTTAGGCGTTTTAATGTGAATTACTTGATCTGCTGGAAAGGTAATATTTTGCTCTCCATCCCTGAGCATATAATAATCAATTGGGTCTTCATCGTACAATACATCAGCATCTTTTTTAAGTACTATTTTGATCTTATGAGAAGGTAATACATATACCATTTTGGGAACTCCTCTATTTTCTCCTAACTCGGGCCATACCATATACAGGTAAAAGTTGCCAGTCATTTTAAGAAAAAGCTTAAATAATGCATGAACATCACCCCAGGTTTGATTTGGATTAGGCTTTTCAAGTGGAAAAGGCATTTCTTTATCTTCGTAAGCCTTAGATTCAAGTATTAATTTATAGGCTAATTGTTTGGATGAGTAATTTCCATTGGTAGCATCACGTAATGAGGATAATTTAGAAAGAGCTTGTTTGTCTTTTATTTTCTTCACAGCATAAGGAACGGCTTTCGTTTTATCACACATCTGTGTAACCACTGAAAATACATCCGGATTAATACCATAGCCTTTTTCTAAGTAAGTGGAGTCTTTGTAATCGTACTGTGCAGCTTGTCCGCCTAAGAATTGATACCAAGCTTTATTAAATGCGTTATCCCATGTTTTTTGGCTTCCAAAAGCGCCTCCAAACATTCTACCCCAAAAATTATCCTTCGCCATTTCCTAACTTCATTTATCTCTAATATAGTGAAAATTATGCTTTTAAAAAACAAACACTTCTTGTTTTGGTTCTAGTTCAAAAAACATACGCATCATTAATGCATCTGAATAATCCGGTGATCTCCCCAACAACTCTTTTACTTTTTCTTTTGGAATAACAGCCAGTTTCCCATCCTTATCAATGTTATGGCGCTTGACTTGTTCTAGCTCCTCAATTATAAGATCTTTAAACTCAGTCTCACAAATCCATAATCCATTATTGTTTATTAAATCTGCAAGCTTAAAATAACATTGTGATTTTAAATTTTGATACTGTGGTTTATTCTCATCATCATTTGGATTCTTTGAGCTTTCTTCAAATGGTTTTGCATTGTTTACAAAACCTTTGCATCCTAGTATATCTACCACTCCACCTCCCACACCATCTTCATCACAAACAGTCTGACTCATTGGTACATGAAATTCATATGATAATTTTTTAATTGTATCTGACAGAAGCGTTATAGAAGATTTCTCAAATGATGTAATTTTAATAACTCGGAACCCATCCCAAACTTTAATTACCGCTTTATCACTACCATATCGTGCAATATCTGCTGTTATATACTTTTTACCTCGTTCAACAAACTCATTCGACCAAATATCAACAATGCAATCATATTCAATCAAACGCGCTGGATCATCATCATATTCAAAATTACCATTCAGAAGCCTTTCGATTGTTACCTTATCAGACTTCCTTAAATTTTCTATGTAAGCCTCATCAACATAAGGATTATCAGTTGCTAATGATTTAATAAATTGCCTATCACTTCTGAGTTTGTTTTCTTTTTCAGGCTTTACAAATTCAGTATAAATCCAATTTTTGGCCGGATTACAAGTGTATAGTGTTTTGGGGATCGTTTTCCAACCTTTGCCACTTAATACAGAAAAACGACCTCTCAACACATTTACAGCCTTAAAATGTATCTGTTGAGATTCGTCTATAAAAGCTCCTGTAAGATCATATGATCCAATACGATCAAACTCCGGATCAGAAGGAAGATATTTTAATTCTCGAAAGAAAATTACAGATCCGTTATAAAATGTAATTGTGAATGTTTGAGAATTAACGAAGTAGTGAACATCTTTTTTTAAGCCTATACCATTAGCTACTTTAAAGAAAGTAAGATAAGTTGTATCTCTTAATTTTGTAAGCTCCTCACGGGCAATTAACCAAGCTGATTCAGGTTTAGAAATAGCCTCCATAATAACCCAACTACAACCAAACCATGATTTACCTCCTCTAGCCCCTCCTCCATATAAAACCTCGTTAGTCTTTGAATCCCTTAAATACCTTAAGGCTTTACGTTGGTTCTCAAAGAAACTAAATCGAAGATCCATCTATGTCAATAATTGAAATACTAGTTATTTTTTCACCTTTTGAAGTAACATCGACTTCTGATTTATCCCCGTACTTTTTAGGATTAAGCTTAGAAATAAGCCACCTCCTTGCATCATACTTCAATCTGCTTCTTTGAATTACCTCGTGATTAACTTTCGTATTTACAATACCATCACCTAAATCCATTTCCATAATGTCATTATGAGTGTCATCAACAATATCCAACATCTCATCTAGTAATGCTTCTGCTCTTTCTTCTGTCGCGCGCGCGTATTGTTTTACTTTTTCATCATCTAAATCTATCCATTCATAAAAAGTCTTTGAAGACAATTTAACCTCAATTAAGGCTTTTCGTAGAGATTTCCCATTTTCAATAGACTTGAAAATAGATTGAAGTAATTCTTCTTTTTGTTTTTCACTATAAGCCATTACTTATTCGGTTTAAAAGTCGTTAATATTCCCCCTCTCAACGTACAAACTCCAACACGACTCCATGTACTTTCTATCCTCTTCATTTTTTCAAGGTTCTTAATTGCTCGAATTCGGCTTTCGTACTCTCTTTCAGAAACCTCCAATTCATTCACCGCACTCCCTGTCACTCCCTCTGCCATAGATAATTAGTTTAGTTTATTACAGGTTTAGAATTAATATTGAATTCTGAAACATATTCCCTAGCTCTTTGCAGATATTCAATTAGTTCATCTATTTCCATTTCATTGAAGTCAAAATCTAATTGTTTTTCACCATGTAGCACAACTACTCCTAATTCCTTCACCTCCCTATATGGATTAAGATCATTTGTTGTTGCTGTGTAAAATTCAATTTCAGATTTATCACTTCCCCTTTTTCTAAATATTGTGTTCCCCATACTCCATAAATTAAAAGCCCCGCTACCTATTACAGCAGCGGGACACCAAATCACAAAATATTAATATGAAAAATTCCTACTGCATTAAATCAATCTACATTTTTAAGACTCTTTGTATCGCCTTATTAATTCAGCAATAAGCAAATCAGAGTCGTATCTATTCGGAGGAACTGTCATTCTAAACTTTTTCCCTCCTTGACATAAATCGGATAATATCTGATCTACTTTTTCAATTAGCTCTTCTTTCGGAATAGCTTCAATTTGTTTTCTTAATTCCTCACTTGTCATACTTCATTTTTATAAAAAAACAGACAGGGCTCAATACCTGTAATACTAATTCAAGCGCCTCACTGACTTAATTCAGAATGTCTGGCTAGTATACTTACTCTTATATGCGTTAAACTTCCGCCACTGTTCTTTATTTGCTAATGCTCCGGACTCGAACCAGATTCTCTACTCTTACTTCATTGCCTATCCACGGCCGTAGCGCATTACCTATATGCTAGCATCACGTTTAAATTTAATTGGAGCGTTCTCGCTATTACCTATCATTCTAGAACCAATTAAAAACACCAAGCACCCTCGCCATCATCCACCTCACAACCCCAATCTTCTGCTTCATGTGTGCTTGGTAATTTAAACAACAATCATATCTACACAACCGCTTTCTTCTTCATTTCCCTAATCTTTGAGCGGTAATACTCAATTTTTTCTTTTATCTCCGGAATTGACAACTTAAGTAATGATTGCTTAGCCTTCACAACAAGCATATCAAACCTATCTTGTCCAATTCGCTTCGGAAGCCTTAACGAATACTCAGCTAGATTACCATGTCTATGTAAATTACACTCAACACAACTTAAATGAACATTATCTTCATTAAACCTAACATTTGGATGCGATCCAACTGCGAAAAAATGACTCGCATGCCCGTTCTCTTCTACTCTACATCCACAACTTACACACGGCTTCCCCTTGTCTCTTTCTCTTATAAACCCGTTAAAAACTTTCTGTAAATCGTTTAGATAGTCCTTCTGAGTCTTCAAGTTTTCTTTTAAGATCCTCTTCTCTTTACTCCAACTGCTTTATAGTAAAGTTACGGTTCGATTTGATAAAAAACAATACTAACTAACAAAATGTTTAATACTTTTCTAACTTTTTTTATTTATTAATCTAAGCTGTAAATTTTTTAAAAGAAAAACATGGCTTCAAATATTAAATAAAGTATAAAACTTAACTAGATAAATAAATATACTAAATTTAGTATATCTATGTATTTTTTTTCGTATCTTAGTTTGATAAAATAATAATTATGGATATTAAAATTATTAGACACGACGAGCAACTTATGGCCCTGTGGATTAATACAACTGATATAAACATTGTAAATAAGATTGCAGAAGACTTCTTGAAAGGTTTAGATACGATAAATACAACGTTTAAAATTAAAAAATGTAGTATTTGGAAAAAAGATGATTCTATGATAAAAGTAGAATATGCTGCCTTTATAAAGAAAGGAACTCCAAAAACTGCAGAAATCGAAGCGATTCAAAATAGGAAATATTCATTAATCATAACAAATAAGCTAACAAACAATATTGAAAACATTATAGATAGTTTTCATATTATCAAAGAGCGAATTATTGGACTTAATCTGCAAAATTTAAATAAAATGAGAGATTTACAAATTAACGAAAGTTTAAATTTGAATTATTACTTTGATTGGATTGGTGAAGAACCAGCTCACTACGAATATACAATAACTAGACTTTCATAAATGGCTTGGCAAATACTAAATATCGCAACATTGCAAAGTGAATACTTTGAAAAGCTTTCTGATTTGGTCCGTAAATATGAATTAATAGAAAGTACCGTTAGAAATAAATGGTCTTCAGCAAAAACAGAATACCCAAACGAATCAGATAGATTTATTATGATTGATAAATATAGAATTACAAAGATTAAAATAAATTAAATTAATATAAAAATAACCCCTGTTAATGCAGGGGTTTTGTTTATTTAGGCATTGTAATACGCCTCATGTTTAAGCTGT